CAATACCTGCGTGACTAGCTTGATTATCTACGCCGCTTAATGTAACACTATGCGTTCCAGTTTTTAGTTTAATAACACCTTTAATACTAGTAATTGTGCCGCTTCCTTGTTTGGGAATCTGTACTGCGCGTACTCCATCAATTAAGATCTCGCCTTGATCATCTGCTGCGGCTTCTACTGTATAGTATCCGTCATAAGGAAAATTAATTCCAGGGATTACTTTAACCCAACTACCCCCATAACCCGTTGCAGCAGGAGTAGTATATGTACTACCCCAAACCCCATAAGTACTCAAAAAATCTCCCCAGCCACTACCATTGCTTTTTAAAACGCCGCCAGCAGATAAAGCACTTGTATTTATCGCTGTTGCTTGTGCAGTAGTCCAAATATCAACCTCTGCAGATGAAGGATCAACCCCGCTACTTTGTGAATAGACTCTGCCCGCCATAATTTTAATAGTTTTAACGGCAGGAGTTGACCAAGTAATGCTGTCCCCACTACCAGAGTCAATTAGGCCACTAACATCACTATACGTTAATCCAGTTACTCCGTTGTAACCAGTTATATGGTTTGTAAGTAGTGTATAAGTGCCTTGACTATCTTGATAAAAAGTATAAAGGGGTAAGTATCCCGGAGGAATTTCTGGCAAGTATCCTTTTGTAACATAGCTATTTGTCAACGAACTATATCCTGTATTTGCATATAGTGCCTGCAGATTAGCACTGGCATTAGCGCCTAAAACATCTGTGGGTGCTCCATCAAACTTAGCAGTACCGCCGTTAGGGCTTAAACAAAAAGTTGTATAACGATAAAGAAATAGCCCACTATCGCTAGCATCTGTTGGTGGAGTTAGTTCGTATAAAGTAAATGCGGCAGGATCGCTAGATTTATAGTCGTAGATGCTTAGTGCAGAGCTAGTATCATTTTCTGACCAAGCTGCTGTAGTATATGGGCGCATCTGTATTTCGATTTTACAGCTAGTTGCACCTATACTACCATTTTTGATATTGATTTTTCGCATACCTTCTGGAAAGGAAAGCACAACATCTACAGCATCGCAAGTTTGGTCTAAGTTAACTTGTTGCCACCTGCTGGTATTTGTAAATCCACCAGAAATATTTGTGGCATTATTTGTTAGTTCTAGGTTTACAGCCTGTGATTCAACGTCGCGTCCGTATAAAGCGTTAAAGTCGTTTATTAGTGCACCAGGCGCATAATTTTTTGCGTAACCTTCAAGGGTGACTGGACGGGGTACAGATGCTGGTTCGCCTGTATAAAAGTCAAGAATTGGCCTTGTGCCAATACAAATATCATTAACTGCAAGAGGTCCAAAACCCCATACAATAGCAGTATTTAAAACATTGGTTTCAGTAAGCGACTCAACATAAGGATTGGCTCCAAGCACACCAGTAAAACGAACTTTGCCTAGGACTACAGGGATTGCTCCGTACAAGTTTGCTTGATTAGCAGCACCTGTAAGCAAGTTTAGTGCGTTTGCACTACCTGGATCGTTTGATTTTGGTGGTCGAACAGGGGCAATAACATTAGACAAAATCATTGCTGAAGAACTAATAACTAGGCTGCCTACTAGTTGTGCGTTAGTAGTGGCTCCAAACGCCATACCTACTTGTTGGCCCATTGTTAATCCGCCAGGTGCTGAAGCCGAAATAGTAGCAGGATCAACATATCCAGTAATAACAAACGCTGCGATCATTATCAACATACGTGTGGTATTATTACCTTGAGCAACAGTTTTATAAGAAAGTTCTTGTCCAGCTTTTACGCGTGTAGTTTCCCAATCTGCTTTAGGTACAATTACACCATCCAACATTATGACAATTTTACCAATTAACTCTGTTCCGGAAGTATACTTAGTTTTTACAAACTCCACAAAGTCTTGTATAGTAGTGCCTTCTGCAGTCCAGTCACGATGTACACGTAGTTTTAATGGGTGTGGTGCGCCAATAGCTTGCACCTGCGCTTGAGGCGCGTATACATAAAATCCAACAAAGCGGTTTTTCCACTTAATATTATTTAGCGACTCAATCACGGAGTCACTACCTATGCGGCAATGTAAAAACTTGTTATCGCCCACGTATATGCCCACGTGCATAGGCTCACCAAAAATATTGAAAAGACACAAGTCTCCAGTATTTGGTGTGGTAATCTCTTCCCAGTTATCTTTGTAAAGATTAACTGCTTGTGAAATATATGGATCAGTCCCACCGACGTATTCGTCACCATAGCTAGGAAGCTCTATATTATATTCATTCTTATAAAATAAACGAGCCAATCCCCAGCAGTCAAGACCAGCTGTAGTTCTGCCATTATCTAAATATGGTAACCCAATATATTTATCATAATTCATTAGAATAGTCCTGGAAAATAACTAGGAGTAAAGTTAAAGCTAGGAAATGGTTCTGTGTTGTAACTAACCATACTTAAGTTTAAGTTGACGCTTTCAGCATTGTATGTTGCTGATGTAATATAAAAATCTGTGAAAGTTGCTTCTACATTATCAATATTACTAGAAACTACTAATTCAATTAAAACTTTAGTTCTTATACGTAAGTGATCTCGGATAAGAGTTATTGTTTCTGGCGAAACAAAGTTTAGTGAAATTGAACAGTCGCCTAAGCCAGTTTGTTGGTCAGTAGGCAAGTTTAGGGTCATTGGTAAAAATATAAAATCTTTTGTGCGACTAGTAACTCCGTAAATAACTTCGTCATCAGTAGTTATTACAGAGTTATCGGCTGTTATTGATGTTATACGTTTTGTATAATTATCTGATAATCTAATAGGCACAGTAGGAGCAGCAGGATCAGTGCTACCATTCGGATCGTAAATTGTAAGCAACATTATAAGCTGTTCATCTGTTTCAGATGAAAACATTGCTTTAATTGCTGCTGGTGATAGTCTACTTAATCTGCTCATTATGGTAGTATTTCAAATTTTAAAGACGTGCTCCAGTATCCTGGGGCTAAGTACTGTAGTTTAAAGAATTCGCTTTCTCCGCTAGGAATAATTCGAACTTCTACAGTTGTGCCTTTTCTTGGATGTGGGAAACTAAATCGTTTAGTTCCTGCTAGAGTGGTATTAATAAAATTTTCTAGACTTACTGTTTGAGCAGTTGTCATTATAAAACTCAGTTCCATTGTATTAACTCCAGCACTTCTACGACGCTGTTTAGCTGGACCAGCGTCCATGGGTGAGCGAATAATGCTCACACCAAGGGACTCTGTAAATCCTTTTTGCGGTACTTGTGGTAGTGCTGGCGATGGTGTAGTTGCCCAAGATGGAATTGGCATATTTATCTCCTTACTAAAGCAGGCTTGTTATTAAAGTTGCTTGATATTGATTGCTGTACTGGACTACCTACACGGCTTACTTCACTTGCAACCATATCTCCAATAATAACTTCTATTTTACGATTTCCACGTGAATCAGTGGTTTCTCTAGTAGTAGCTTTTTCACTTCCAAAGTTGTTAACAACTACGTCAACGTTTCCGCCACCAGTTCCGCCTGCACGAACACCTAGGTTTCCATTGTTATCACGCTTTAGGGGCATAATAGCTTCAGGTCCTGCTTCACCCATTAAGCCTGTACCTTGTGCAAACTTAAACAGTGTTGGAGAGCTTACAACTGAATTAGTAAACATTCCGCCTTTGGCAAACTGGGTTAGACCAGTGTCGAACACATTACCTTTTGCAGAAGCTACAGGTCCTGCCATAGTTCCAGTCATAGAACCTGTATTTCCAGCTGCAGGGCCGAATAAGAAGCTTCCAATAGAAGGCCTTAAAAATGCCCACAACGATTCTGTTTGCATTTTAAGCTCTACGCGTAAAATACCTTCAATCATACCGTCTATTAGACTCTTGAAACTGAGTTTACCTGTTTTAGTAAACTCTACAATAGCATCAGTCATACCTTGAAAACTGTTTTTAAATACTTGTTCGTACTGTGATTGACGGTCTACTAATGAGGCGGTAATATTGGCGGACTTAAGTTTTGCTTGATAATCTCTTTCAGCTTTAGCAGCGCTTGCAGTTGCAGTAGACTGAATCAAATTATACTGCCTTGTCATTTCAGTACTTTCTTCTTCGCCAGCTTCTGTAACTTTTCTAGAATACTCTAACTGTGCCGACATTCGCTCTTTTTCAATCTCTCTTAGCTTCTGTGTTAGGTCCAATTCTGCTTGTTGTGTAGTTAATGCAAGAGTTCTTGCAGCGGATTGTTGCGTTGTTAATGCACCTTTTTCAGTCAAAAGATTTAGTTCTTCTCGGGCTGCGCTAATAAGATCAGTACTAAGGTCGTAGTTAGCTTTTGCAAACTGCATCTTAATTTCTTCTGTGCGTGCAATCTCAGCATCAAGTTTTGCTGCTTGCGCTAACATTGAGTTATACTCGGCACTTCCTACTACTGCAGCACCTTTAGTTGTGCTTAAAGTACTTTGTTGCTGTTTACGTTGTGCTAGAGTTCCTGCAATGTCTTCTTTAAGTGCTTTGTTAGTGCTAAACTTTCCAACTATATTCGCTATAGTTTCTTCGCGTTGCGTACCAAGACTATCCAAAGCTTTAGTAATTGGATCTAAAAATTTAGCTAACTCTAATTCTGCTGCTTTTACAGCGGCTACAGCTTCTGGTTCGCCACCTAAGAAACCTGGAGTTTGTTTTTTAAGATCTAAGTTAGCTTTAGCTTGAGCTTGGGCATTTTCATACGCTTGTTTAGCATTGTCAAACTGTAAATCAGTTATAGCTATATCTCTTTTTAAAATTTCTAGTTTCTTTTTATTATCTTGTTCCTCTGTTAAAAGGATTAAGTTGCTTTGGCGCATCAAAGATTGAACTGCGGCAGGATCGTCTCCAGCATACTGTTTCAGAGCTTTTAAATCTCCTGACTGCATAGCGTTTTGTTTATTTTTTAAACGTTCTAGCCTTTGCTCTGCAAATTCTCTATTTTGGACTGCACCTCGACCTCCGTCTAATTTTGCAGCGTCTACCGCTTCTTGTGCAGCTGTGACTTCCATTTGTACTCGTAACAAGTCAATAGAAGTTATTAAATGTTCGTTGCTTTTGCGTAATTGGATATCAAGATCAATAGCACGTATTGCTAAACGAGCTTGTTCTTTTATAC